CCATCAGTGTGGATGCACTGCCGAGAAAGCCGTCAAGCACTATGCCATTGGACTGTGTACACTGCTTAATCAGATAGGCAATCAGCGGCACAGGCTTCGAGGACGGATGCCCACAGCCATCCTTTTCAGAATCCTTGATGCCGTCAAATTCAAAAACGGCAGTCTGCTTCTGATCGCCATACCAGATATGCTTGCCGTCTTTTCTCCAACCCCAGATGATAGGCTCCATGTTGAACTTCCAGTCGGTACGCATGAATGGTGCCCTTGGTTTTTTCCAAATTAGACCCGCTCCAACCTTAAACCCAGCATCCTCAAATGCATCATAAAATACACGAGTTTTCATAGTCGCATAGAATTCATAAATGGATGCATCTGCCGCCATAGCATTTTTGAAATTGGTAAAGACCTTTAACAGAAATTCATACCCCTGCTTATCATTGAGATTATCATTGGCAATCGTGCCGGACTTGTTTTTCAGTTCCACAAAATATGGTGCATCCGTACACACAAGATTAACCTTGGTTTCACCCAGCAGTCTTTCAAAGGTTTCAGGGGCAGTAGAATCTCCGCATATTACCTTGTGCCTGCCAATCATCCAAATGTCGCCCGGCTTTGAAACGGCAGGCTTTTGTAGTTCTGCATCTACATCAAAGTCATCTTCTTCGGCATCATTGTCTTTATCAAAGAGAATCGACAGTTCCTTTTCATCAAAGCCAGTCAGACCAATATCAAAATCCTCTCCCTGCAAAGCTTCAATCTCCACACGCAGAAGTTCTTCGTCCCAGCCGGCATCCATTGCCATACGGTTATCAGCGAGGATATAGGCTTTCTTCTGTGCCGGGGTAAGGTAGTCCACAAATACACATGGTACTTCTGTGATACCTTCTTCCTTTGCGGCGAGAATGCGTCCATGACCAGCTATGACATTAAACTCCCTGTCAACAATAACAGGATTGATAAACCCGAACTCACGGATACTGGCACGGAGTTTATTAATCTGCTCCGCTGAATGGGTACGAGCATTATTTATATAGGGTATTAACTTATCGATGGATACCAATTCCATTTTTGTTATAGTTTGTGCCATTATCCACACCGCCTTTCCAACAATTTATGCAGTCCTTTTTCTGCACCCGCAATGTCTCCGGCAAAAGCCTGACCCTTGATGGTGCGGAACTGCTGTGCCGTAAGATTTCTTTTATTTGTCTTGAGCGTTTTCATGAAATCTGTCAAATTATTTTTCTCTCTCATATCATGCTCCTTTAATTTTTGTAATAAGAAAGCGATACAACTGCGTTTTCAACCTTTCACGGTTTCTGCATTTTGTATCGCCTTTATTTTTTCTATAATACTGCAAGCAAAATCCTGTGATGGATACAAAACCTGATTACGATAGCCAATCCCCACACCAAAGATATAGTCTGCGGCTACATTGTATGCCTGTGCCGCATCTTCTATGCTCGGTGTGGTTATCAAAGGATAAGTACAGCCTTCGCTTTCAATTACACTGGTAAAATTTAATCCATTTTGTGCTATTTGAACCCCAATATGTCCAATCGTGTTACTGCACTTTTTTATATTGTTCCTGCAGTTATCCGCCTGTGTCCCTATGCTCAAATTGCATTTTCTGTTATCCAGCTTATCGTGATTTAAATGGTCAACAACTGTGTTGTCTCCCTGCTCCAATCCTAAAATCACACGATGCATACGATATGGTGTTCTCGTGCCGCTGTCTCTATGAAACAAATACCCACCGCCATTAATATACCAATGCTGATTTGCAACAATCTCGATGTCCTCTGCATCGATCTTGAACTCCGTCCCATTTGACAAATGCCCGATTACCACATCTCCATCTACGAGGAAGTTATAATTCGGTGGGCAAGCCAAGCACCTGTCACCCTTTTTGTATCTCATGGCAGATAAGGTTTTCTCACATCTGTGACCATAGATAACACACTCCGTTATAAATTTTGCTTCTCCTACAGTATCTTCCGATGGTACAACTGCAATAATACGAAATCCATTTATTATCTGTCCTATTCGTTCTTTTCGTTTTTCAAGCATCATTGCTGTGTAAGATTTTCCAGCACAGCTTTTACATCTCGTTGGTTTATTTCTTAACTGTATTTTCCCTATTTCATACACAGCACCACAGTCGCATCTGACTTTGTAAAATTCTTGACTACCAACCTTGTCAGATTTTTCTATTACTGTATAGCATCCATATTTGCTTCCGATCGGAATTGGTATATAATGAGCCACTCCTACTTGCCCTCCCTTCTTCGCAGTAATTGTTCCATCACATCATTTGAGGTGTGCATACATCCAACTTCTACTGAGCTGTTTTCTTTTACAATTTGGTATATCTGGTAATACAGCTGATTCGCTTGCTTTCTATATTCATTGCTCATCTGCACATAGGGGGAAGTGGCTGCGGAACCATTCGCCTTTTTTACAAGATAGCCAAACTCCGAAATTGCCTGTTCGCAATGAATCAGACGTGCAGATACCATCGCAAATTGCTCAATCACCTGTGGCATTACTAACGATTCACAATGGTACTGTTTCAGCCACTCCCACATTTCGCTGTATATTTTTTCCGCATAAAGTGTTGACCCATCTTTCTGTTTGTCTTTTAGATAATCCTTTACCCGCGGCATTTCTTCTCCCACTAAACTTTCAGCCTCATTATCAAGAGAGACATATGTCAGCCGTCTGCCACCGGGATTTCCAGCAGCAATTTTTTCTTCCAGGGCTTTCGGTTTTCTCCCGGCACCAACTCTCATTCCACCTCTGTTTGTTCCGTCCTTAGCCATTTTCAACCACCTCCTTTGATTTCTGATTTTTTGGCCTTTGATAATGCAAGGCTATGCGTGAAGGGGAGCGCCGTTGTCCCGTTTATTGGACAGTAGAGATATATACCCCCCCTATACGCCCATATTTCAATATATCACTTAACACTTCTATCGCCAAGCAATATGTGGACTTTATTGTGACAGGAACGGCAAAGGCTCATGAGGTTACTTTGTTCGTGTGTTCCGCCTTTAGAGATTGGGACCTTGTGGTGTACCTCATCTACGGGAACAAGCACCCCATGCGCAAAGCACTGCTCACAAAATGGATGCTCTTTCACATAGCTGTCACGAATGCGTTTCCATGCTCTGCCATACTTACGATGAACCAAAGGGTCACGACAATACTTTTCATATTCCTTGGCTGCAATTTTCTTATGCGCTTCACAGTATCTGCCATCACTCAACTTAGAACATCCGGGATAGATACAGGGCTGCTTTGGCTTTCTCGGCATACTTACCACCTCCATAAGGGTATAGGAAAAGCCCTGCAGGTGTTATCCTACAAGGCTTTTTTCTTTTTTGTCCATTTCACTGTTTATAGTATACCACATAAGCTTTGTGCCATGTTGTGCCAAAGTGTGCCAACTTTTAATAAGGAACAATAAAATTTTTCAAAGCGTTAGAGTGAATACGATGAACGGTTCGATTTGAAACATTCATCAACATACGGATTTTCTCCCAAGAATAGTGATTGATATAGCGATACCGAAGGAGTATCTCCTCTTTTGGGTTGCTCAAATTATCAATGGCAGTACTGATCTTTGCTTTTAAAGCAATAAGGTGGTCTATTTTACAAGCCAAATCATGTTCCATATCAACAAGCTTATCAATGCATTGGATAAACTGTGGTTCTGTACTTTTTGTATGGGTGATGCATTCATTGAAGTTACTACCGGAAATCCGCATGGAAAGCTCTCTAAGCTCTTCGATTTCCTGTAGATAGGAGTTCATTTGTTCGTTCATGCGATAGGTCTGCCTTAAATATTCTTTTGCAGTCATATTAGAGAACCTCCTTTTTAAGCTTTTTGAGAAGGCTCTTCCCGTCAAGGTCTGTCAAAACACCAAACCATTGGCTCTTAAAAAAAGCTTCCGTACTTTTCTTTTCTGCTACTTTGTTAACATACTTTTCCTCTTTTCGGTCTTCTTTTAATAACGGACGATGTGCCTTTAGCCACAGTTGAATATTGCGATAGTCCCTAACCGCTTGTTCAATAATGGCATTTGCCAGGTTTTCATAAGGTGTAATCATAATCCTTACCTCCGTAATTTTATATTTCACTCGGATTGGCTTGGATTGTCATAGGTTGACTCTGATTTTCATAGATTGGCTTTTACGGCATCTCGGATTGGCTTGGATTGTCATAGGTTGACTCTGATTTTCATAGATTGGCTTTTACGGCATCAATTAAAGCGGATTGGGAAGTATCCTTCTTTTCCAGTGCCTTTATGATTTTTTCATCAATGGTGTCTTTTGTTATGATGTGGGTAATGACCACGGTTTCTGCTGTCTGTCCCTGTCTCCAAAGTCTGGCATTGGTCTGCTGATATAATTCCAGTGACCATGTAATGCCGAACCACACCAAGGCAGAACCACCCTGCTGTAAATTCAGACCGTGACCTGCTGATGCCGGATGAATAAGACCCACGGCAAATTCTCCCTTGTTCCATCTCTCAATACTGCCGGGAGAAGATATTCTTGCATACTCCACTTTCAGCCTGTACAGCAGTTTTGTGATACGCTCCACATCATGCTTATACCAATATGCCACAAGAATCGGCTTGCCATTTGCCGCTTCAATAATATCCTCCAGTGCATCCAACTTTCTCTGGTGTATTTCCAAAACACTCTCATCATCGGAATATACTGCTCCGTTTGCCATCTGGGACAGCTTGCCTGTCAGCGATGCTGCATTGGCGGCTGTTATCTCACCATCGGGAAGTGCAAGTACAAGGTCTTTTTTCAATTCCTCATATTTCTTCTTTTCCGATTCCGACAATTCCACCTCCAGTTGTGTGCTGATGAGTTCCGGCATTTTTAAATGGTCAGTTGACTTCATGGAAATGGTAATATCCGAGATTTTATCGTAAATCTGCTGTTCTGCATTGGGTAGTGGCTTGTAGCTATAAACAATCTGACCGTTTCTCTTATCCGGGGAGAAGTAGGCAGTTCGGTACTGGCCGATAAATCTGCCAAGCCTTGCTCCCATATCCAGCAGTTTAAATTCTGCGAATAAATCCATCAGACCGTTGCTTGATGGAGTACCTGTCAGACCCACGATCCTTTTTACCTTTGGTCTTGCTTTCATCAGTGCCTTGAACCGTTTGGACTGATAATTCTTGAAGGAGGACAGCTCATCCACAACTACCATATCAAAATCAAATGGCACACCGCTTTTCTCAATCAGCCACTGCACATTCTCACGATTGATGATGTAAATATCTGCCTGTGCTTTCAGTGCCTCCAACCGTTCTGCTTCTGTACCCACTGCCACGGAATATTTCAGCAGATGCAGATGCTCCCATTTTCCAATTTCTGCACCCCATGTAGAAGTGGCAACTCGCAATGGTGCTATGATAAGCGTTTTATGAACCTCAAAGCTGTCAAACAGCAAATCGTTAATGGCAGTCAGCGTGATTGAAGTTTTGCCAAGTCCACACTCTAAAAGAACTGCTGCCACAGGATGTTCCATAACAAAATTGACACTATATTCCTGATAATCATGCAAGTCACCTCGTTTCAGCATTTTCCACCTCATTTTCCACCTCCGGTGTTTCAAGTTGACGCAAGAACCACCTATACTCATTATGAAATTTTGTATGTGCTGCAACATTCGGAAATACAACTAAATTTTCAGGGATGTTGTTATATCTGTTTCCATCTCTGTGATGTACCACTTCTTCTGAGGTTAACGGTCGACCTAACATTTTTTCAGCTATCACTCGATGTGCAAGTCTGCTGTAAATTTTTGAGTACCCATCACATTTTCCTTTTCCAAGACGGCTCTCTCGGAGTTTTTTTCTTGTTTCCTTTGTCATTCTGGTCGGATTCATCTGCTCATTGATTCGAGACATGTTTTTACTTATATTCGCAAAGTCTTTCAGAGAAGCATATCCGTCGGGATTTTTTGTTTTACTGCTAAAATCCGCAAGACACTGTCTACAGCAGAAATGATGCTTTTTGCCTTTCAAAAAGGCGGCATCTCTTTCAAATTCTTTTCCACACCAATCACATTGAATTTTTAATATCATCCAGAATCCCTCCAATCTGATTCACATCATCCAGTACATATACTCTGTACCCAAGTTTTTGTAACATTCCATGTCTTGCAAGCTGTAATGGTCTTGGCTTTTCTCCCAGTGCTTTCACTTCCACAAAGGCAAACTTACCAAAGGGAAGAAGCACCAAGCGGTCTGGCATACCATCAAAGCCGGGAGAAGTGAACTTCGGACAAATCCCACCATGTTTTTTTACTGCTGTTACAAGTTTTTGTTCAATCGTTTTTTCTCTCATGTTTTTCCTCCTGTTCCTATTACCCGAAAATCCCTATACGCGCGAATATGTGCGTACTCGATGCAGTCTGCTCTTTATTACAACTATTTTATTTTTAATATAATTATTAGGAACACAGGTACAAAAGCAGTAAAGTTGGCTACCGCCCGCACCCTTGAGGTGTTCCCAGCCTTGTTCCTGTCACTCATTTTAGGAACAGAAGCATAAGCCGGGAACAGTTCCTAACCTCACTGCTTTTTCGGAACATCATCAGGAACACTCTTAGGAACAAAAACATACTGCGGTCCATATAACTGCATTCTGATTTTATTTGGCAGACGCTCCCACTCCAATTTAATCAGAATTGCCGTAATTGCATTGGAGTCAGCACGTCCGATATTGGCTCTCTCTTTACCAAAGCACTCACACCATATTTCCATACTGCTGACCCTTGTCCTTTTCACGGTTCCTTTTCTCCCAATTTCGCCCAGCTCGTTTCCACTTAGGAAATTCCTGCGTTCAAACAAATCCATCGTCTCCCAGTTATCAGGAAGCAGGGTATCAAGATACTCACGCACCAATCCCTCACGCTCATCCGACTCCATAGCTGCACGTTGTTCCTCTTTGGCAAGGCTGTCCTCTTCTGGTGTCAGATACAGCTTTTCGCCTTTCTCCACAAGATCCAGTGCTTCTGCCCAAATCTGCTTCACATCCTGTTCCTTTAATTCCCATGAGTGTTTTTGCCCGCTGCCCGGAGTCTTGACTGGCCAGAATCTTCTGTTGCCCGTAGTATCACGAAGATACCCCGACTCTGCATTGGTAGTTCCAATAAAAATACACTGACGGGGATGTGGGGTCGGTCTCTTGCCAAAAGCAGCTCTGTATATATCGTTCTGCCTTGAGATGAAGGAACGCAATGTTTCAACCTCTGCCTTACGAAGTCCTGCCAGTTCTCCGATTTCCAAAATCCAATAGCCCTGCAGTTTTTCTGCCGCTGTCTTGTCCTTGGTATCGTTAAGGCTCAGTGAATCCGAGAACCACTCACCGCCAAGCAGCGAAATAAGCGTACTTTTTCCTATACCTTGGGGACCATTCAGCACAATCATCGTGTCGAATTTACATCCGGGGTCTAATACTCGTTTTACCGCTGCACATAATGATTTTCTTGTTACTGCACGAACATATTTATTATCATCCGCACCAAGATAATCAATCAGCACCGTTTCTGCCCTCTTAACACCATCCCAGTCCGGCAGTGCCTGAAGGAACTCACGAATAGGATGGTAGGAACGGTCATCTGTCACCTTTGCCACCGCAATCTTATAATTTCTCTCAGAAAAAGTTCCATAGTTTGTATCAATGTAGCTGATCAGCTGTGCATCATCGGCATCTCTCCAATATTTAGCCGGATGCTTCCAAGGTACACTGCCTTTGATTTCCATTCCGTCAAGCTGCTGATTAAATACGATATCCTGTAGCTTTTCATCATTTTCCAGAATCAGCGTAAGGTTTCGCAGGGTATTGCAAATATTCCCATTCTTATCTCGCTGCAGTCCCTGTGTCCAGTCCTCAAATTCCTGTTTCGCTTTTTCCTGCTTTTCCTTCAAAAGCTGTGTGCCTACACGCTCATCCTTTAACAGGAACTCCACTGCTGCCGCATAAGATTTCTTTTCATCTAAGTCAGCAAATTTGTGAATCCGAATCAAATCAAATGCGTTACACAACTTGCCGCCAGCGGGGTCAGTCGCATGATGGCTGTAGGCAAATTTATCCTCATAAATAACCACACCTGCAGACCCCTCGCCGGGAATGTAATCATATCTGCCTGAGCCGTCTGCTGTCGGTGCATAAATATCAGAAAGGTAAATATCCATAACCTCCTGAATGGTATAGGCCCGGCAGACTGCTCCAACCACACCTTCCTTTTCAAGTGGGTCTTTCTGCTGCTGCACTTTTCGGTCTGCCACCTTACTTTCCTTTGGTGTTGTAGGGAGCAGGGAGCAGTCCCTCCAATTGGGATGCTGTGCAAAAACCTCGTCTGGGTCAAGCCAGTCACCATCGAAGGTATCAAACAGATATTCTCCGTTGGACGGGCAGGTCGGCCAGTACATCAGCTGATGGGGAGAAAAGGAACAGGGGTCAAGCATCGTAATAAATCCATTGTCCTGTGCATAATATCTCGCTGCCGCATTGAACTCATCGGCTGTCATATCACGGCTTACCGGGATAATCATTCTCGCTCTCGGCTTTTCCGGCATATGGCTGTGGGTAGTATAATAGCAGCCCTTGTTATGAATTTTGCTGCTGATATTACTTAAGAAATCTGGCTCGATACTGTCAAGGTCATAAACCAGCATGGAACGGCAGACCACCTTATTTGCCTGTCTGCGGTTGCCGCTCAGATGCCCTGCCACAAATCCGCCCTTATCTTTAATATCATCACGCTGACCCTTTGGCAGCTTTGGATATTCCTCTGCTGTTTCCGAGGTATAAATTGGGGTACGCAGTCTGTCGCACAATTCATCAAATTTTATAGTCTTGTTCGACCAGAACTTTGCTGTCCTGCTGTTGCCATAGGCAATATTCAAATCACGCATCTTTGCTTACCTCCTTCAAATCACTGCTGAAATATCGCAGTCTGTAATTTTTCCTCTTGGCTCTCCTAATCTCGGCATCCATTCCGGCTGATATGCTTTCTCCAAACACCCACACCTCACGGCAATGGCTCATCAGCACATTCCCAAAATGCAGTCCCAGCTCCCGTTCCGTTATATCGTTATCATTAAGGAACTGCGGAAACAGCAAATGCGGAGCAATGGGAATATACCCCTGCTCCACAGCAAAACGGCTGTACTTTCGTGTATTTGCAATGTTCCCAGCAACATCTCCCGAAAACGGGGAGCATACATACACCATCGGTCTGTACGCTCTCGCCGCCTTCGTTTGCTGTTCGATATTAGATAAGGCACCATAGGTGGTCGGATCAGGATAACCTTCGCTGTTATACCTGCTCACACCCACAAGGCTTACCTCCCATCAATTTTCTGCTGCAGTTATCGCACAGCACCGATGTACCGAAAAAGTCAATCTCTCCATCGGCAAACACCTCTGCAAGGTCAACCTGCACCTCCGAGCCGCAGTGCGGACAGCGGCAGAATACATTCTCATCGTTAATTTCAATGGAAACCTCCATCGCATCATTCAGCTGTTCTTTCACATAAAACATATTATTTGTCCTCCTCTAATTTGGTTTTGTACCATTCCAGATGGCGTTTACATATTATTTGTCCTCCTCTAATTTGGTTTTGTACCATTCCAGATGGCGTTTGCGGTCTTCATAATTCGGAAACGCTACAAGCAGTCCTACATCGACCTTCTGCAAAGTTTCCAGCATATCAATCTGCTCCTTTGACAAATACGGTCTGATGCTTTTGCCCTTTTCGATGCCGTTGGCAAGTCTGAACTGCTTTGCGGTCATACCCAGCACGATGCGGTTCAGCATATCGCATTCATTGCTGAAGTGATACGGCTTCGGAGCATCATGGAGCAGCTTAATGTTTGCAGTAAGGAGCGGAAACTCCTGTCTTGCCGACACCAGTGTTTTGATGAATTTCTCCATCTCATTGAAACGCTTGATGTACAGTTCTTTGAACCTCATTGCTTTCTGCCCGGTGTAACCCATAACGAGCATTGTGAATCCATCACGGGTCATGGCATAGGCTTTCTGTTTTCTTCCTCTGGAATCCGTATAGGTAATGCGCTCAAAATTGAGCCGATTGAATTCTTCGCTAAGCCCAGATGACGGCTGTGTTATTTTCTCAATATCACGCACCACATTTTTGTGTTCCTTCTCAAAGAAATCAGCTACAAACAAGCTGTCCACCCTCGCTGTGTCATGTGTATCGGCAAAGATGCCGTATTCGTCTTTTGGTATTAATTCTTTCATCAAAATAACCTCCTGTTTTTATTTGGAGGATTAGTCCTCCTAACTCATAGCCACAGCAGAAGGTCAAATCTGACGGTTTTGAAAAAATACCCGAAGTTTTTTCTCAGCTCTCTTTAATTTCTGTGTGATGTTGTTTTCGCTGTCACCACAAAACAGGGCATAATCTTTGATTGGCATCCCATCAATACGAACAGCTATAAACATATCCGCCCAATCCGGCTTTTTGCCAAGAGCCTGTCTGATACGCTGACAAACATCTTCATATTCATAGCGGGTAGTGCGATTGATTTCATCAGAATAATCCGGCACGGTTTCCATTCCATCGGTCTCATCTTCTGTTTCATCATCCTTGCGGAATGGAGTCTGTATCTGCCCACGGCGGCGATGTTCTTTGTGCCAGTTGTTATATAGTGGCTTATTAAACTGCTCATCCATGATTTCCTGAACATTTCTGCGTTTTACACTTTCCTTATTCGTTTCCTCTTCAAGACGATTTTGGTAATCTGCCTCAATCATTAATGTGCAGTCCTCGTCCGGCACCTCAATAGTCATTGATACTGGCGGTTTGTTTTCATTTGTGTTTTCATACTTAATACTGATTTTCATAAATTGCCTCCTTCGCTGGAGGCAATCATGGCAGGGTATAAAAATAGGTCTGCATATGGAGATACACAGACCTGTAGATGCAAAAGAGCGCAACGAGGTAAGGGTATCTCTTTGCAGGCTCGTCCACCGTCTTTATCACAGTGAATCGAAACCTATGAGATATCCTGCCAAGATTGCGCACTCCGGCATGATTTTCTTTTTT